ATAGAAAGAGGAGAAAGATAAAGATCGCTTAGCATAACTTAATAACAGAAAAAGATGACAGCTAACGAAAGAGGCCCGAAATGCGAAGAAGAATTAACGAAATTGTTGAAGAAATATAACTGTACTCTTCAGGGAATACCTAGTTATATTCCACGAGATGACGGAACGTTTCATACGGTGGTAGGTGTCAAGCTTTTGGCACAACCTGATCCGGAACCTAGTTCTGGAGAAGATAAATTAAACAAACCAAAATAATGGCCGAGACAACATGGACTTCTGGAGACGTATCTGGAAGCACAACTTTAATAGAGGAAGATCACCTTTTTTATACTCATATGAACGAGGTGAGGGTCGCGATCAACGCAAACGAGAATATCCTAACTGTGGACGGCGGCATGGATATAACGTTGCCAGCGGCACCAACTGATCACGGTATAAACATAACGTCTAGTGCCGGGTCTGCGAGTACTAACCGATCTATTCGGATCTATCATACTGGGGCACAACAGGGAAACCTTTACGTTCAAAGCACTAGTTCCGGGATCGGAGCGACGTTTTATAATCACGGTTCTGGGGGAGCTTTGTATGCGGAATGTACTGCAGAAGCTACCGGATATGGTTACGCGATTAGAAACGAGAACAGGTCTATAGCGACCGAGACTAGTACTTATGGAATCGGAGTTTGGAATTTCAGTCCATATGGAGGAACCGGGTTAAAATTATGGCAATATGCGGGATGTGTCGGCAAGTTGTTTGACTTAACGAATCAGTCGGATACTGTGGCGGCTACTATAGCTCAGCAGGGAAACTCTGCGGCTTTGTCAGTATCAAAAGCTGGAACCGGTGCTGGTAATGCCGTCTCTATATCTAACTCGGGATCTGGTTACGGATTGTATGTTAGTAACGCGACAGCTTCTACTGGAGGAGCGGTACGGATATTGGTCTCGTCAACGGTAGCCCAACGTGGTATGACAATCGACCAAAACACAAACGCTCCGGCGTTGGTGATTGAAAGTTTAGTGTCTGACGATGGAGACGCTATAACGGTTAGTGGGCTTGGCACGGCAGGTAGCCCGTGGGCGTTACAAAGAAACGATGGAGTATCTGGTAATATGGTGATGGAGATGGGAACAAACTATTTATGGTTTGCATCAAACAGAATTCGCGTAGCGGGGGCTAATCCGACGGATGACACGTCTGGAAACGCTATGATCGCTCAGGGAGACGCGTGGACACCCAAAAGTCAGGCGGACGCTGCGGCAACCAACAGCACGGTTTATTATTCGACTACACAAAGTAAGTTGGTGTTCAAAGATTCAGGTGGTACGGTAAGGGACTTATATTAAAATTTGTATTGAAAGTATATATGACTAGCTTTGATGACGAAACAATAGGAGGATTAGGGCAAACTCTGTATGACGGTACGGCAACTTATGACGGACGATATACGTATGGAGCGTTAGGAGTCGGGGAGTTGCAGGAGTTTGTGGACGAGACGACGGACGAAGATGACGAAGATGAAAGTTAATTTGTTAGAAAATTGTTATGACGTTTTCGGATATTAAAAAGCGTATCGCGTCGAATATCGGCTACGTAAACGCCACGGGAGGTATTTTGACCGGAAAAGATATTACGGAAACCGATATCGGCAACTGGGTAAACGATCGGTATCTGGACGATTTAGTGTCTAACATGGCAAACCAATATCCGGAAGATTACGAGCAGGTAGCTAAAGCTAATTTCTATAAAGCAACCGGAACAGCTGACGCTAGCTCGACAAGTACGACGTTAGTTTCGTCGGTGGCGATGTTTAATAACAGTATGGTTGGAGACACGGTATACAACTCTACCGATTCGGCTTCCAGAATAATTGACGCTTATACAAATCCAACTACTATAACCGTGGATTCCGCTGTAGACGACGATTGGGATAGCGACGCGATTTACGTGTTAGGTCACGAGTTTGTGCTATGGGGAGACGCTACTGACACTATTGTAGTACGGAGGGTTGGAGTGAAATACGACTCTACTAGCAAATATTTCATAACTTGTAGACAGAAAGATCAGAATAAACTGTTTGAGACCGGAAACGAGACGTATTCCGAAGTGTCTCCGGTTTGGTATCCAACCACCGTGGACGTAAACGACAATCCAACGGATGCTATCGGGATATTGCCGGAGCCTGAATCGAACATCGATAACGGAATAGAATTTACGTATGTGGAGCTTCCTCCGTCGTTGTCAGTGGGGGCTAATGTGCCTCGGCTACCGCTTGGAAGCCATTCTATATTGGTACTCGGAGGAACTTCAGACGCGTATCGGAAGCTAAGACATTTCGATAAAGCAGACGAGTTGGAGGCGAAGTATCAGTTAGCGAAACGAGAGATGGTAGCGAATTACTCACTTACTAGGGCGGCGGGACCCGTAACTATTTATCCCCCAAGGCGGGTTAAAAGAATGTTAGATAGAACAAGGTAAAACAATGGCAAAAAAAACATATTGGTATCAAAATTTCAGTGGCGGCATGGATCAGTCTACCGATTCGGCTTTGGTCGCCAATAACGAGTCGCCGTTGTTACAGAATTGTAGCTTGGATCAAACCGGAAACTGGGTTAGTAGAACTGGCACGTCGCGGGCAGACACCGGAACTCCGACTACGGGACAGATTTGGGGCCTGGGAGCTCATAATCTTTCTGACGGAACCCACACGTTTTTCAGGGTAGTTGCAAGAGATTTAGAGAAGTTTGACGGAACGGATACTTGGGCAGTAACGGATGCTAACGAATGGCCAGCTTCTAAGCGGGTTAATATGATCAACTATCTGGATCGGCTATATCTGGGCAGCGAGGACGGTGGAACCGCTCTAGCGTGGTGTGTGACCGCTGGGGTGATAACAGACGTCGTGCCGGAAATCGGAGGACATATTCTAGCTGTAAACAAGTCCATTTTGGCGGTTGGGGGAAACGATATGAAGCCAAACGTAATATTTTATACGGATGCTTATACAGACAACCTTTTCAGTGCAACAGGCACTTGTGCTGCAAACGCTGACGTGGCAGGAGCTAACACAGTAACGGCCACAACATCTATATTCGAGGCTGATATGACTGGAGCGATGTTGTATAACACTACGTTGGACGAGGTTAACGTGATCACCGATTGGACATCCGCGACGGTGGTAACAACTAGTGCCGCAACCGCAACATGGAATGATGACACGATTTACATTTTACAGAACAATTTTACCTTGGATGGAGCGTGTACTGGCATGATCGGATTTCAGGAAAACTTCGTTAGTTTTGACGAGGAGTCGATGTACATGTGGGACCCGACTTCTCAATGGTCTCAGAAGGTTCCAGGCTTCGGCTGTGTGAACGATAGAACAGTTCAAATTGTGGACGGCAACTTGATGTGGGTGGACAGAGAGGCCGTTTATTTCTGGGACGGTCAAGGTAGACCGATTGATATTACGGGAAAGATTAGAGACAAAGTAGACGGATACGGCATATTCGACTTGATCGACGACGATAACTGGGGATCGCTATGTGCAGGATCTCATGAGGGGAAACATTATTTATCCCTCGGGGATTTGTCTACGCTTGCAGACGCGCCTGCTTCTGCGATGGCAAACGCGGAGATGGTGTTTGATGTCAAACGTGGTGCATGGACGGTTAACTCTCGAGATGACACCCCGATGTGTTATGCAACATATATAAACACTGATGGCTCAAAGGATTTGTATTACGGAGAAAAAACTAACGTTTGTGTGTACAAAATGCTTACCGGAACTACAGACGCGATGTCGATGGGATCCACAGTGGAAATCGATGTAGATATAAGAACTCCTCATTTTACGTTTGACGATCCAACAGTTAAATGGAGAGTAAGCGCGTTTTACGTGAAATACAAGTCTGGAGGTCAGGTGACGACAACATATTCTAAGGATCGCGGTGGGTACGATTATTTAACTATTTTAGCAGCAGCTTCTACGGTTACAACCGAGGAAATCAGGCCTCCGACAGACACCGAGGCGTATACTCATTCGTTGCAATTTGTAACAACCGGAACGTTTACGTTGGAAGCGGTGGGATTTAAAGCGGAGCCTATTTCATTTGGAGCCATATCAACATGAGCGACATAGAAAAAGATTTGAATACAATAGAAGAAGCTGGATTCGACAAGCATGGTATTAAGTCGTGGTACGAGGCTGGGAAAGATTGGCTTCCCAGAACCACGAAGGCTCATAACTTGGTTGGCGGGTTGATCGGGAAAGAAAGCCCGATTTATATCGGAACGAAATTGTTTAGGATAGACGGCAAGAAGAGTCGGATATTAATTAGTGACGGGGCCGATAATCGGATCTTACTTGGGAAGAGAGAAAACGGTACGTTTGGGATTAGCGTGTCTCCAACTGGTATGGAGGTTATCGGAGCTGCTCTAGCAAGCATGCTTTACGACGATAGGAGAACGTATGCTGGAGACGTGTCTGGGCCAGCGTCTGCAACAGATAATGCGGTTGTGAGATTTGACGAAACTACAGGAAAATTAATACAAGATAGTGGCGTTTTGATAGATGACAGCGACAACGTGTCCGGAATGGGAACTTTGGCGTGTGGAGTTATTACACAAAGCGGTGCAACGTTAGCAAACACTTACGTAGATATTGCAGGTGACACGATGACTGGAGCTCTAACTGTAGACGGGTCTGCAGATGCGGTGCAATTAACCGTGCAAGCAAACGGTACGCAAACCACAAATATACAAGAATGGGAGAACAGTTCTGCGGCTCTATTAAGCGGGGTAGATCCGAGTGGAGACATATTTGTAGAGGACGCTCAGAAGTATTTAGTAGGAACCGGTAGAGACGGAGAGATTTACTCGAGTTCAGATGATTTGTATATAGCGAACGCTACCGCTGACAAGGATATAATATTTCTGGGAAATGATAGTGACGGAGGGGGAGCTAGTCAGGAGATTTTAAGATTGGACGCTAGTACCCAACGAGTTGGTATCGGATATAGTAGCCCGAGTTTTCCGCTTTCTTTTGGGGACGGTACCGGCAATAAAATAGCGTTGTGGGATAACGGCTCATTGTATTACGGACTTGGTATTCAAAGCAATCTGCTTGAGATTTTCGGAGCATCAGCTGGTGCAGATATTACGTTCGGTTACGGAGCGAGTGGGGCTATTAAGAGAGTGATGACGATAGAAGGTACCGGCAACGTTGGAATCGGTGTGACTTATCCTGACACGAAGTTGGAGGTGTTATATGCTGGTAACCAATTGAAGCTATCTTTTGACGGAACTGATAACGCCACGTTCGGGGTGGACACTAGTGGAGACTTAACTATAACCGCTAGCGGGGACGAGATAAAGGTCGCAGATTGGGTTCGGCACACGTCTGCAAGCTATAGGAGATATTTTCATCTGCCGATGTCGTCTTTGGATCCGGGAGCTTCTGGAGCCACTTGGACGAATCCTAGCGCCAACTCGCTTGGAGGATGGCATCTAGACGTAGCTAACGAGATTTTATACACCAATGTAGACATTCATTCTGATTGGGACGGGGTTAGTGATTTGAGGGTAGCACTATATTTTGTTGTAGACGACGCGACGACTATAAATAATGATACGGCTGATATTAAGTTGGTCTGCTA